GCTTGGGATACAGGTTCAAAAAAATATCAAAAAATTATGGAACCGAAGCGAGAAAAATTAGAAAAAGATTTAAAACGTGCTAAATCTGAAGCTGCAAAGAAAATAATAAAAAAAGATTACGATGATGATAGAAGTTTACAAAGTGCTTTAAATGTTACAAACAATGTTTTTCCTGATTTTATTGCTTGGATTCAAGCAAATAACCAGAGTCCAGATGAAATAAAAGGAAAAGGAAAAACAACAATAATCATTTTTAAATCGGACTCTTTTGTTCAAGAAATGTATAGATATATTGCATCAATGTCACCAGATTCGGGTGAATTTGTTATTTTGAAATGAGATAAATTATGTCACTTATTGATTTTGACAAACTAGCAGCACAATACGCAGACGATAATGACTTTGGCTTCTCCGCAGTATCCGAAGAAGAATACAATTCGGTCATCAATACTACCACAAAGACAGCAGAAGATTATAAGGCACGTCTTGCCGAAGTGGAGAAAATTGTGATACCATTCCTCACTAAGTTACATCAGACCGGGGACAAAGAATACATATATTGGCCTAATAGAACACCTATTATAGAGAAACAAATAGAGAGAATTTTAAAACTGACAAGAGATTAATTATGACCGCAACTGTGATTATACCAACTACTGGTGCAGCGCCAGTACACGAAGCAATTAAATCTGTATTAAATCAAACCTATGAAACAAAGTGTTATATTGTTTGTGATGGACCTGAATTTGTTTATGCTGTAAAGAATCACATTAAACAATTCGAGAAACATCCAAATTATAAAAATATTATATTGTGTAGTTTACCCATCAATGTCGGTGCCAAAGGATTCTATGGTCATCGTGTCTACGCAGCATTTACTCATCTAGTTGATACTGAATATGTGATGTACCTTGACCAAGATAATTGGTTGGCGGATCGCCATGTTCAACTTTGTGTTGAAACAATTGAAAGACGAAATCTAGATTGGTGTTATTCGTTAAGACAAATTCACGATAAGTCTGGTAAATTTGTTTGTTTTGATGATTGTGAATCGTTAGGCAAATGGCAAAGCTATCACGGAATACATCATATAGATACTAATAGTTACTGTGTTAAAACTTCAGTAGCAATTAGAATAGCAAGTGCATGGCATGGTGGTTGGGGTCAAGATAGAGTATTCTTACAAGCAGTAACACAACATTTCCCTAAATGGGATTGCACAAATGAATACACGGCACATTATCGTGTAGATGGTGGTAAAGGTTCAGTCAATGCTGATTTCTTTATCAATGGTAATGAAGTAATGATGAAAAAATATGATGGGAAATATCCATGGCGGGAAAAGAATCTGATGTAGTAATTGGTTTTATTACAGGTTACAAATTTTCAAAAATTGCACCATGGGTTCATTCTTTAATCCGTTCAGGATTCTCTGGTCAAAAATGGTTAATTTGTTATAATATTGAAAAACCATTAATTCACTATTTGGAAAGCCTAGATTTCAAAGTAGTTGATATTCAAATGAAAGAACAATTTAATATTGTTAATATTCGTTTCTTACACATTTGGCAAATTCTCAAACAACTTCCAGAAAAACCTCGTTACATCATTAACACCGATGTGGCTGATGTTGTGTTTCAAAAAGACCCATCTATTTGGTTAGAAGAAAACATTGGTGACAAGAAGATTGTTGCCGCAGGCGAATCACTATTATACAAAGATGAGGAATGGGGTATTCACAATATGTACCGTTCTTTTGGTCCTATTGCTGCTGACCACATGAAAGATATTCCTATTCATAATGCTGGTGTTACTGCCGGCACTTACGAAGATTACATTGACTTGTGTTATAATGTTTGGTTGTTGTGTCAAGGTGCACCGATGTATGTTGAAGGTGGTGGCGGACCTGACCAAGCAGCTTTGAATCTATTGCTCTCACTTAAACCATATAAAGATATCACCAAGTTTGTTAATCATGATGAACCATGGGCTTGCCAATGTGGTACAACAGTAGACTTGAGAAAGATTTACCAATTCAGACCTAAGTTATTGAGTCCTGAACCCACATTTGATGGCGAGTTCGTTTATACATCTACTGGTGAAAAGTATTCTATTGTTCACCAATACAATCGTATTCCTGAATGGAAAGAAAAGTTAGAGAAAAAATATGAGTGATATTACTATTGTAACAGCATTCTTTGATTTGGGTAGAGGTAGTTTGCCTACGGAAGTCCGTGGCCGTGTATTACCACACCATCAACATAGAACTACTGATACCTATTTTGAATTCTTTAGAAAACAAGCTAAAATTCAAAATGATATGGTAGTTTATACCACCGAAGATTGCGCAGAGAAAATACACAATATTAGGAAAGAATTTGGTTTAGAGAATAGAACTAAGATTGTCGTAATGCCATCGTATCTACCTGATGAACTAAAAGAATATAAAGGATTGATTGAAAAAATACAAGCATCTCCAGAATATTATGGCAAAGTAACTAATCCACAATTAATTGAATATTGGCACGCTGATTATGTGTTGGTTAATATTTTCAAAGCCTTCTATGTTACTCATGCAATTAATTCAGGACTAGTTAAGACAGATTTAACTGCTTGGATTGATTTTGGTTATTGCAGAACAGACACAACAGTACCACCAATTAATAAATGGGAATATGATTTTGATAAAGAGAAGATTCATTTATTCAATATTAGAACAATTGAACCTGATAGACCGATTGATTCCATCATCTACACAGGTGATGTTTATATTATGGGTTGTCATATTGTTGCTGGCACCAAGAAGTGGGAATACTTTAGAGGATTGGTTTTAGGTTGTTTGAATAAATTGATAGAACACAATCTTATTGATGATGACCAAACTCTCCTGTTAATGTCCTATTTAACTAATCCTGCTGAATTTGAATTACATTATGTTGACCCATCAGACTGGTTTATTATCTTTAAGAAATTTAACTCATGCTTACAGTAGTATCTCCTCGTATACACAATTTGGGGGACTTTGCTAATTGTTTACCTACATTATCAGGTTTACATAAAGCAACAGGAGAACAAATACATTTCATTATTTGTGATAGGTTACAACAATTTAAAGGTATTAAACAATTGTTGTCATCACAAGAGATGTTCAGTAAAGTGCAATTTGTTTATGAGAATCCTAATGTTTCAAATTATATTTTAATTGATGATACCGGTTCAGATGAAAATCCTGGAAATAGTCCGTTATCAACAGTTCGTTATGCTAATTTTATAAAACAAAACTATAAAATTCAATTTGATATTGATGAAGATTTTGAATTAAGAGTACCAAAAAATGTGGTAGTAGACACAAGCAAAGAGATTGTTGTAGGTGATAGATGGTCATTACAGATAGCAAAAGAGTTGGATACTAGAAGATATTCCAACATGATTGAATCTTCTGGTATTTTGGAAGATAGACCTACGTATTATCTTGACTATACGCATGATTTAGTGTATAATTGTAATATTATCAAACAAAATACCAAACCATTTATTACCACGTTTACGGGTATTGGTATTATTGCCGACTTAATGAAGAAAGATTCTTATATATTATGGGGTGAAGATATTAGAAATTGGGATAATAAACCAATTGAATATTCCTTTCAACGCCATTATTTTAAGAATAGGAATGCTAAACTAGTTTACCTTAATGACTTTGATGTGAATACTTTATGAACACAATACAATATAAAAACAAATCTTATCCAAAATTTCAAGATGAGGGTAACGCATCACAGTTTGCTATTCCTTTTGCCAAACACTTCTGTAATGGCACAGGTTACGATATTGGATGCAATAGGGTAGCTTGGGCTTTTCCTGATTCCATTCCAATTGACTTGAATTTTGATAATGAATGGGAAGCATATCATCTTCCTGAAGAACCAGTTGATTACATTTATTCCAGCCATTGTTTAGAACATCTTCCTGATTGGGTGAAAGCACTTGATTATTGGACATCTAAATTAAAGAATCACGGAACACTATTTCTATATCTTCCACATTATCACCAAGAATATTGGCGTCCATGGAATAATCGTAAACACATTCACATCTTTACACCAGAAATCATTAAAGATTATATGACTGACCGTGGTTATATTAATATCTTTGCTTCTGACCGTGACTTAAATGATTCATTTATGATTGTTGGTGAGAAAATTGCTTAATATCATTTATCGTCTGTGCGAAGCCGAAGCTGATGGAAATATAAGAGATATTCGTCCACGTTGGTATAGTAAACAGAAATGTTTAAACTCTTTTCTTGATGCTGTAGAATTTGCTGGTAATGAAGTTAGTCAAGTAATATTTCTTCATGATGGTGATGGCCAAATTTTACTTAATGAGATACCAGACAAATATGAAATTCGTAAAACTTTTGTTAAAAGTAATCTTGGCAGTTTAAATGAAACATTTGATATTGCTGATGAGATTGGTGGTAGCATCTATTTTGTAGAAGATGACTATCTACATAAACCAGAATCTATATTAGAAATTGCAAAGGCATTACCTGAATTGAAACTAGTTACTGGTTACGACCACTCTGAAAAACATACTCGCAGATATCATAACGAATATAGTTTTGATACTATAAAGAGAACATCAGGTATTTGGGAAACTGCTGAATTTGCTTGTTGCACATATGCAGTTGACGAATCAATATATAAAACTATTGCTCCTACAATAAGAAAAATTGGATTGTGGGATATTAAATTATTTGAAACATTAGCTCGTATGGGTTATTCTTTGTGGACACCAAATCCTGGTTTGACCACACAAGTTGATAGTTATATGTCGCCTGGAGTTGATTGGGAAGAATTTAATAAAAATGTCTAATTTAGTTTTAGGTACCTCGATTGGTTATAATGCCGAGCAATTAGAACCTTTTGCAAAATCATTACGCAAGTATTATGACGGCCACATTGCCATGGTTGTGTTAGATATTAATGATGAATTGCAACAATTTTTTAACAAATATAATATTCGAGGTTTTAAAATTGAAGGTCATTATGACCACGACCAAATTTGTAATTTAAGACACCAGTTTCATCGTAAAGTGATGGAAGAGTATCCAGCTGTGAAAAAAGTTTTCTTATCCGATACAAGAGATGTGGTATTTCAATCGGATCCATTTGCACATGAAATGACTACCGAACTTGAATTCTTTTTGGAGATGCACCACTATAAGAATTGTGATTGTAATACTTGGTGGTTAAAAGGTAATTACGCTGGTGCTTATGGTGAAGAAGTATTCAATCAAATTGGCCACAATTATATTATTTGCGCCGGCACAACAATGGGCACTCGAGCAGGTATTATTAATTATCTGGATGAAATGATTAAAGAGTTGCATAATGTTTATGTTAAGAAAAGGTGTTATGCAACAGACCAACCAACACATGGATACCTAATATACAATCAAGTTTTTTCTAGTTACAAACTATATCATACGGGACAAGGTCCAATATCAACGATGAATCGTTACGATAATATGAAGTTTGATGCTAGTCAAAATTTATTGAATTTTGATGGAACGATTGTGCCTGTTATTCATCAATGGGATAGAACAGGTGATAAAAAAGATATATTTTATAAAAAAGCGATGGAGTAAAAAAATGAAAAGTATTGTTACTGGTGGTGCCGGTTTTATTGGTTCAAATCTAGTGGATAAATTAGTTGAACTTGGCCATGATGTTATTGTTATTGACAATGAATCTGCCAATTCAAATGACCAATTTTATTATAATAAAAAAGCAACTTACGTAATAGAAGATGTTGCTGATTATGAAAAAACTAGACCTTTATATGAAGGCGTAGATTATGTTTTCCATTTGGCAGCAGAATCTCGTATTCAACCTACTATTGAAAATCCAATTCTAGCAGTTCGTACCAACGTATTGGGTACCGCAGTTGTATTACAATGTGCTCGTGAAGCCGGTGTTAAGAAAGTGATGTATTCTTCCACATCTTCAGGTTATGGTTTGGCAAATACTCCGCCGCTAAATGAAGATATGCCAGATGATTGTTTAAATCCTTATTCTGTTGCTAAAGTTTCTGGTGAAAAACTCTGTAAGATGTATACCGACTTATTTGAATTACCAACAGTTGTATTCCGTTATTTCAACATTTATGGTCCAAGAGAACCATCTAAGGGTCCATACGCACCAGTAGTTCGTCTATTTTTGCGCCAATATCGTGCTGGAGAATCTTTGACAATTGTTGGTGATGGTGAACAACGCAGAGATTTCACTTATGTAAGTGATGCTGTTAATGCTAATATTTTGGCCATGCAGTCCCAAGAAACCGGACTATTCAATATTGGAACCGGCAGAAATCATTCAGTATTAGAACTGGCCAACATGATTTCTGATAAACAGACTTTTATTCCACCAAGATTGGGTGAAGCTAGAGTCACCTTGGCAGATAATACCAAAGCAAGAACAATTCTTGGTTGGGAACCACAGGTCCGTTTAGAAGATTACATCAAAGAACAGCTGTAAATCCAACAATTCCGTTGACTATGTATCTAAGCCAATCTTTTGACGGATTGGCGTTAGAATTTCACAAGTTGGATAAATAAGTCCAAATTCACTCTTTTTAGTAGCCATAGTGTGCTACATCTTAAAAGGAACTCATGCAGTCGTTTAAAACATTTCTAAAAGAAGAAGCTGGTGCCGATGATGGCAAACTGAAGCATATTCACCATGCTGAAGATAGACCATTATTCCATGGTTCCAAAGGTTTTGAACACGCCAAAGGTGCATTAAATCAAGCACACGAACACATGAAGTCCGGCAGTAAATCCACTCATCTTACAATGAAATATGATGGCTCCCCAGCATTAGTATTTGGTCACCATCCTGAAACCGGTAAGTTCTTTGTGGCATCTAAGTCTGCTTTCAACAAAAATCCAAAAATTAACTACACTCACGAAGATATCAAGAAGAACCATGGACACGCTCCAGGACTCATGGACAAACTCCATGCGTCTTTGAATCACCTCAAGAAAATTGCACCTAAAACTGGTGTATATCAAGGGGATTTGATGTATACACATGATGATTTACATCATCACAAAAATGGTAAAGTTTCGTTTACACCAAACACCATCACTTATACTGGCCATGGTGAAGAAGCACAAAAAATTAAAGATTCGAAGATTGGTATTGTAGTCCATACACAATACCATGGTAAAGATATTACTTCAATGAAGGCGGATCCACATCCAGACCTACACAATTTCAAAACTCATTCTGATGTATGGACTAAACATCCAGAACACGATACGAGCAATATACATTATTCAGAAAATGACCAAGCTGAATTCCATAAACACATGGATGCTGCACAAAAAATACATGATATGCACAAAAAGACCTTGTATAAAAACACTATGCCTCATGCTGGTGAAGCCGGCCATCTAGCAACATATATTAATCAAACGGTTAGAACTGATGAAAAACCTTCTGCTGAAGGTTTGAAGAAACATATTGCCGATAAAATCAATAAATCGGCCGAAAAGTTAAAAACACCAGCTTCTAAAGGTCGTAAAGAAGCAGAATTAAAAGCACATCATAAACATATTGACGAACACAAAAAAGATTATGAGAACTTATTGAAGATGCACAAACATTTACAACAAGCAAAAGATATATTGGTAAGCAATCTTAATCAACATACTGGTGGATTAGAACACCATATAGATAGTAAAGCAACTGATCCAGAAGGATATGTTGTTCATCATGCAGGCGAACCAACTAAATTGGTAAACCGTAAAGAATTTGCAAAAGCTAATTTATTGAAAGTAAGAAAATGAAGTCATTTTTAGATTTAGTAGAAGAAACCGAAAAGGCGCACAAACCTGTTGTGATGGCTTTTGGTCGTATGAATCCTCCCACTAC